GTGTAAAAGATTGCTGCAAAACTATTTGATTGCCAACGTACATCCATTCGGCACCCGTATGTCCCCACATGGATATAACAAGGACAAACTCTTTCATTTTTCAGAATTTAACCATACCGCTAGACTGCCTGTCATGGCACCCGTGACAACTGAAATTAGTGAAGCCTGCTGAGTTGTTAAATCTGGCTGTGAAAGTGCCCATTCTATGCATCTAATATACACGCCCGTCATGCACAACATCATAAATCTAGGAAGTATTTTAAGTTCTAAAAGCTTTCTCGCTACGTCTTCTGCACTCATTAGTCAAACATCCCCTTCAACCACGCTACCCAAGCAACAAGCCCTGCCACCATTGAAGCAACTAACAGACCTGCTGCGCCTAAACCAATCGCTTCTGCAAGTTCTGCTCTTCTGCGTCTGGCCAACTCTTCTCGCACCCTGCGTTCTTTTCTAGCATCTGCCTGAAATTTTTGCCAATCATGCCAAAGACCGGGCCGACCTGTGTATATCATTATCTGTTTTAACTGTTGTTCCTTTTGACGAATGCTTTCCAGAGCCATAAACTCTTCAAGATCAGATGAACGGACTCCTGATTTCTTTTTCTTATTACCTTTCCGTTGCAGCTCTTCCTTGGCTATAACAAAATCTGATATAGCCCTTCCTGCTTTGGCAATATCCCCAGTATTCTGGACAGCCTTCTTAATAATTGTAAAGGCCGCATTCGCAGCCGCCAGTTCCGCTAAAATTTTTAATCACCCTTCTGTTTAATAAATTCACGCCGTTCTGCTGCATCTATGCGAGCCTGTGTCTGGCGTTCTTGGCTTGCCAAGCGTTGCTGGAACTGGTCTGCTCTCATTCTCTGGTTTTGAGCATCAAGGTTTAGCTTAGCCGCATCGTTCTGAGCATCGGCCTGTTCTGCCTGTGCCCGTATCTGAAGCTCCTGTTCTTTCAACTGAACCAGAGGATCTGGGCCTTGGCCAGATACCTGCTGTGACAACTGTTTCAATGACTGCATACCTTCAGCAATAAACTGTGCCGTAAGACTTTCTATCGCCAACATTTCTTCTTCTGTCGCGGGCTGCCCGCCATCTGCCTGACGTTGTTGAATAAACTCAACAGCAGCCCTTTCTCTTGCAGCTATTCTTACATGTTCCATAATGTGCTTTTGTAGAGCTATGCCTACCGCAGGCATACCGGCTACCATTGGTGTAGAACCAAAGACCATATGCGCCATAATGTGCGCTTCATGTTCCTGACCTTCAAAAGCTTTGAGCTGTATCATGTCCAAAACATCTATGTTTTCTTGTGCAGGGTCTTTTGGTTGTGGCTCTTCATCCGGCACACGACGCATGATACGGTCAGTATCTTTAACACCAAGAGCATCATACATGTCTCTGTACACTTCATACATGTTGTGCATATCTGGTGCTGCACCCGCAAGCTGTAGCTTAGTCTGCGCTAAAGCTATGCGTTGTGCCTGAGAGAACACATTCGGGTCAGATACGGGTATAACATCTACGCGGTCATCAAAATCTCTTGCTTTTACAGAGGCTTCTGCACCCTCTACAGAATAAGGATACTCCTCCGGTAAGGATTCTGACATTACACGCGATAAGAACTTAAATTCTAGTTTCATAGCGTAATGCAAGCGTTTATGCACCGCACTCATCACGCGAGAGCCTTGTTCCAGCAGAGCAATAGTTGTTCCTACAGCCGCCTGCTGGTTACCATCACCAACTTTCATGTCTGTTATGGTTGCAAAGCGGCGACCAGCATCAACTACGAACCCAAGCAAGTTAAATAGCGTCTGATCAGGCCCTTTAAATGGCAGCGGCATCAGGCTGTCACGAATAGCCCCTCCGGGAGCGTCAACATCGCGAAACTCACCGGGCTGCAACGGGTCATCGTCATCTCTAATACGCAATCCGCGAGCTTTAAAGCCCGCTGGGAGGTTGGATAACGTACCAGCGTCGATTAACTGTCGCAGTGCCGCTGTGGCGGTACGTGACAAGCCGCCAATCGTGTGAATTAAGCCTAATCCATAGAAACCAAAGCCCGGAAGAAACTTATAATGCACAAAATATTGTATTTTTCGCTTTAATTCGTCTTCTTCACGGTAATTACGACGAATCGACAGTATCTGGCCGTTGTCCTGACTGATTGTGACAACATATGGTATCTTAATACCGGTCGGATCGCCGTTTTCGTCCTCGTCTTCATACCCTTCTAGGTCTAAATCGACATGACACTCCAAAATAGTGCAGTCATAGTCAATCTGAGTGGGTGACATACCGTCAATTTTGCTAAGTTCCTCACTTACAGCGTCATTTTCACCCTGTGCAGGTATCACCGGTATGTCTAAATAGAAGCCAGACACCTGTTTTTTACGCAAATCGTTGAGAGACATGCGTAAAACCTGCGTAATGTTAGGGCAAGTCTCTAAATCAGAGGTCTCGTAAGGAACCACAAGGTGTTCTGCCGCTATAAACTTACTTACCGCACGACCCAAAGTCTCGTCATAGTAGACTTTCTTAAATGTACTACCCGCTAAAGGTAAGTAAAACAACATCTGGTCAAGTTCTGGGGTATACTCCTCCATCACATTGGTGATGTAGTAGTTCATAAAGTGCCTGACGCGCTGTGACTGCTGCTGTTTTTCCCTAGTTTCTGCGCCTAAGATAGTAGTTCGCACTGGCCCACTAGCTGGCAGCAGCTCATTGAACGCCTGCGCCTGAAATTGAGTAGCCGCCTCAGCAAGCAATGGGTGCGTGACACCTGAAGCACCTCTGAAGGGCTGTGCTCTTTCTTCGTAAGAGAATCCCAGCAACTCCAAACCGTTAGCATAAGCATCTTCCCACTCCTGTCGGCTAGCTTTGTTAGCATCAAACTCTGCTAACAACTCATTCGCAATACGGCCAAGTTCACCATCAGGCATCTCTTCAGCCAAATTCATATAAAAATCATCACCCGCACCACGCTGATCCTGCGGGTCAAAGTCAATAGTCACACCACCGTCTTCATCCGGCGTAACCTCAACACTCATGTTCTCTGCCATGCCCTCAAAAGCAACGACGTTGTCATCCATAGAGCCGGGTAATTCCAACTCTATCTCCGCAGCTAAATCTTCAGGGTCAAGTTGCGACGGGACGTTTTTGTCCACCATTCCAGCAATAGGTTTACGAGCCATGTGCTATCTCCTTTGCCCTAACTTACCATAGGGCGGTTCATATTCCTAGCTATCGACGATAAACTCGCCACGCCCTTCGGACCGCGGTTCATGTTCTGTGCTTTATCTAACAAACTCACCACGCCGCCCTGTGCTTTTTCATCTACCCGTGGTGCAGTAGGCTTGTTCAACATAGTTTTGTCGATTAAATAATAATAATCTATAGGGTCTGTGTCTTGTACATCTAAAGGAAACTCGCCTTGCTGGTTTTTCCTAAACTTTTTAGCAACCGTTCGAGCCTCTACTTCTCCGGGTTGACGGCGATACATACGACCGGCTTTAAGCTGGTCGCTAGACATTTTGTCCGATTCTAGTTTCTTTTCAGCAATCTTGCGAAGCTCTTTAAGTTCGTTCGGCGTAGCAAACTTGTTAAAATCTACATACCCATATGCATCTGTCTCGCCTTCAAAAAAATTTCGTGCTTTGGAAGCCAAATTATATCTATAAATCGTCTTCCCTACAGCATCGTCAGCTCTCTCTTGAAAGGTTTTTTTCTTTAAAAGACCGCTTTTACTGTCAAGAAGAGCTTGGCTGGATTTTGATATGTCTGAGTCCAGCGCAACCAACTTTTTTGAAAACCCTTCAGGTAGATAACGTGCGGTGTTAGACCCCGGAGTAAAACCTTCTATATGTTGAACCGCGTGTTGCACTTCATGTAAAATATTTGAAATCATTTCTTTACTTGGAGCGGAGCCAAGGTAAATGAGGTTATTTACAGGATCAAACGCTGCCTTTGTTCCACCAATACTGCTCATAGCCGGGACAATTTCAACATCAATCGACCGTAATTCAGGGTATTGCTCAAACAGCTCTTTAAAGTCGAATACTTCATCCAACTTTGGAACTCGCCCTTCTTTTTTTCTAAACTCAGAAATATTTAATCTTTGATACGGCTCACCTTCAAAGGTGGATACGCTGCTTTCTTCAAACAGCCCTTCTTTTAACCGGGCATTGGAGGTGTCTATCTCAAAACGAAAAGCACCATCAGACGGCTCAATATACCCCTGCGTTTCAGCATAATTATCTCGGTCATCCAGACCACGGTCACGTGCTGCCAAGAACTGATCTAGCTTCTTACCACCGTCTTTAGCGTTGCGGCCCGCCATAATACCAAGAACAGTGCCGCCGTCTCCGGCAGTCCTAGCTATCGAGGCGGCAGATCCGAGGGCCGTGGTCGCCGGTACACCTAACGGGTCATACCGCTCAATCTCCCCTGTCTCCGGATTAATCGTCTCACCACCAGCCAAAGCGGTGCGTAGCTGACGCTCCGGATACGCTTTTATTTCTTCACCAATAGCCGTGGCTATGCCACCAGCCGTTTCTGTCGGGTCATCCATGAGCTGTTTAAAAAACTCAATACCACCAGTAATAACAGGAGGGACCGCGAACTGCGGATCAGAGACCTTTTGCGGAGTTTCAGAGTAAATTAAACCGCCATCTACTTCTTGCGTGTTAACAGAATAGGGCCTGTCCACCTGATATGACATCGGCACAAAAGGAGATATAATTTGAGCAATAGGAGGAGACGTAGGATCTACCGGTAGCCCTGTTTTTCTCTCTGCCATCACTTCCCCGCCAGTTTCAAACGGCTCCTCACCTTCCGGATATTGAATTGGCTCTATATTCTTTAGCTCTGGATACTGCTCAAGTAATGCTTTTTTTGTTTCTAAATCACCCGTTTTTTTAACGTATTCATCAATGGCGTTCATAAACCGAATTGCATATGACCGTCTGGTTAACTCTTCTGTTCTTTTGCTCTCTGGCAACAAACCTCCAGTTTTCTTTAACGCCTCATCTTTTGCTCTTTGCTCTTCATCATATTCACTTTTAGCCAGTCTCAACGAATATCCTACAGGACTTTCTCTGCGTTTAGGCTCTCTTATATCCGGTTCTACTTCTCTGTTGTGAGCAAGTTCCTCTTGCATAGCATACAAATTAAATAAAGTTGGGGTGCGTGGGACATTCACACCCCTTCCAAAATCTTCAAAAGGACCGGTTATAACTCCCGCATCGTTTAGTCTGGCAAACTCTTTCATGTAATCTAAATCACTACCAGTGTAGTATTTAGATTCTACTTCAATGCCTTCTGCCGCCGCTTTGGCTACAGCTTCATTCATTTTACGGCGAACTTCGTCAGATATAATCCTATCTTCGTAATCCGCCATCAATCGTACCTATTCACATTGAAGTAACCGTACTTATCTCGCGGAAAGAAAATATCTATGCCGGTATCAGGTGACTTGAACCGCCGCTCACCGGGCTCACGCCCTAAAACCGCGTCCAACTGGTCAAAAACAGCCTGATCTACCATCTTTGTAATCTGCTGCGGCGTAGCGTTTATACCTGCCTTTTTCAACAACTGAGCCCCAAAAGCATTGTTGCGCTTGTCCATCGCAACATCCTCTGAGGTGGCTCCAAGAAAAGTCTTGTCTACAAACTCTGATATACTGCCAAGGCCTTGTGCTGTCTCAGGACCAACCTGCTGTGCCAGCAAAGCTGTCTGCAACGCATGAGCACGTGCATCCTCCATCTCCTGATATGTCGGAAGGTCATATCGGGGACGTTCAGCCCGCATCAATTCCGAAGTCGTCTCAAAATCACTGCGGTCAACGTCAGCCGGATACCCGTACTTAGTCTCCAGAACCTGTTCAAATGTCGGGGCCCCTTCAGGATAAAACATAGAAGCACCCTCAGAACCCTCACGCGCAGACTGACGGACCATATCTTGTGATGCAGAGTCCGGAAGATCTATACTGGGACGTAACAAAGCCCCCATGATACCGACCTCTTCTACAGAACCGCCTTCCTGAAAACCAACGGGCACCGCAGTTACGCTGCCGTCAGCCTCTAGCTGAGGACGAACAGGAACATTTTGCCCCGTCTTGCCATAAACACTATTTGGATAAAGCTTCCCGTCTATCAAACTTGGAAAAAATTCCATGTCAGTCATAGTAGTACGCGTCTCAGCAAAACCCTCATAGGGAGATACGAGGTCCGCGGAGCGTTCAAACGCAACTGCGTCACGATACGGATCGTCATCTATAACGTCGCCTTCTTTGTAGACAGGACCGGGAAACAGGCCCATATAGCCTTCATCACCGGGCTCAAGACCAAACGCCTCGTTCATGGACATGCCGCTAAAATCAGAGCTGGCCGCTCCTAAGTCTACCTTACTATCAGCCATCAGTAGTACGCCCTTACCTGCATATTCCCATCTTCCTCATCCCAGTCATCAGAAGGTAGCTGAACAAAGTTGCCTTGGCGATATCTCATCAGGGCCTGTGTCATGCTATCTACCAAGTCATCATGCTCCCCGTTTGGAAATGCGGCAACCTCTTCAATCATCTCGTCCGCAAAAACCGTGTCCGGTGCCCAGACCATGCCAGCTTCAAAAAGAGGAGACACCGAATGAACACGAGTTATCTTATCATTACCTTTGCTTGGCGTAAAGTTAACAACAGGTATACCCATGTTCCTCAACTCATGCGTCAAAGGCAGACCAGAAGCCTTGGCTTCCACAATTACAGTATCCGGCTCCCAATACTTGTACTGCTCCAAAGCAATCTGTTTTAGCTCAGGAAAGTCCCACCTGTCCTTCTGACTATCCAAAAGTATGAGTCCCGGAGGGCCCCCAATCTCTTCAGGACGGAACACACCCCACGTTGTAATCGCAGAATAGTCAGCAGTCTCGCGCTTTGAAAACGCCGTATCATAGCTCTGAATTACATACTCAAGATTAGGAATACTCTCCTTCTCCCACTTGTTCCACCAGTGCCGTGGGATAATC